CTCAACGCTTGTCGAAACATTGTCGATGGATTTTGTGACCTCTTTAGTATCGGCTTTGACCTCGAGAGTTACCTCCTGTTTCGTTATAGCCATGACCAAACGGATTTAATGATGAATACAAGGCAACCAATGTATGCGGTCAGGTAAAGTGCCGTCAACATGTAGTCAAGGGGCTTCACATACCAGGGCAGCGGCTTTCGTTCCTTGCCGTGCATAAGCAGGTCGATGGCTGGCATGATGTCTTGTGGGTCGTTCATGTTAAATAATTATCGGTTGAATGTTTGGTCGACATCGACTGCCTGTCTGCCTATTTATGTCCCATCGGTATCCATAAAATTCGCAGCACTTTTGACTGCCGTAGTCGGGGTTGCCCGAGTTGGAATTGTTAAATAGAATTACGCCGCCGCTAATGGAAGTAGGAATGTCTTCGCATACCTCAAGGTCGCTCAAAACTTTGAGGAAAGTCGCTTTGGCGAGGTTAGGTTCTGAAGCGTCGTAGGACAGCGAAAGCAGGCGGTAAAATGCGTCTTGTATATAATACTTATTATTGAAACGCATGCTTACGATATCCTGCATGTTCCATTGTAGCGTGCATTCCAAAATACGTGCCTCAGGCGAATACAATTCTGCCACGTACTGCGCCCAAAAACGGGTGTATAAGGTGTCGCGAGGCTGCACCGAAATTGGGTGCAAAGGCACCTCGGTGCCGTAGTACAAACTGCTATCCGTAATGCCTGGAGGCGCTGAGCTGAACGCACTGAAAATAGGTATCGAGTTTTGGCTTTGGGTTACATTGTTTTCGTCCTGCACGTAGTAAACAGGGTTTGCGGCTTGCACCTCGTTGTAATATGCCAGCATGGGCAAGGGCTTTTGAATGCCTTTACCATCTGCCGTAAGTGCTCGATAAATGGCGTTGCCCGTCCCAGGAATTAAGGACAAAATGAAGGGGCCGAACTTGTTTTGTATGGTTAATTCACCCGTGGCAAAATCGTTTTCGGGGTCAAGGATTTTGCGGCTGCCGTACGTCCTGTCGTTGGTCTTTTGCAGCTGTTCAGAAATGAAATCTTTACCAGGGCTGTACGTCCATTCGTACTCGTTGGGTTGCGTGTCTGTTGTGGGTTTGATTACAACGTCGCTGCCGTAGTCGATAGCGTCCTCGATGCTCAGGCTTTGACCTGAAGCAATAAAGTCGGGGTACGTTTGAACGATTAGGTGATTGGGACGAATGCCGTCAGGCACGAATACCAAATTGAACATTTTTTGAAGCGACGTGAGGTAGTCGATTTGCTTCATTTCAGGCATGTTCTGAGAAATGCCCACCTCGTACCCTCCAAATGGCTGAAGCGCCTCGATGTCAATGGTTGTGCGCCCATCTTCATCGAACGTATTGGAACCGAAAATAATGGGCGCGCCTGCGGCTGAACCAATTTTACGGGCTTGCAGGTATATCAGGTCACCAGCTGCCAAAGAAATGTTTTCGACGACGATGGTTTGGTTATATGAGGCAGCAACGATAAAATCGCTGGTGCTGGTGCTGCCATGAACCAAATTTACCTCGCAGGTGAAAAACAGCCCTGAAGTGCCTGTAAAGGTTGCCGTAATGTTGTACGTGCCGCTAAAAGGAACAACGTATTCGTCGTTGGAGTTTAGCCAGTTGCTGCCCTGGTCGTAACAGCCCTGACGGTTGTCCCAAAGTTGTATGCGTGTATATGCCCCGCTGCTTATGGTTTGGTTACTGGTGTCTGCCGCCACGCGAAGATTGTTGGCAATGGTATCGGCGGGAAGTGTGTAGGGTGCACCATTGTACAACGGCATGTAAATGTCGCCAAATTCATCGCTCTCGATAAACGTGCTCTCGTAGGTAAATCCTGCCTCGTCCATGATGTGGTCGAACAGCACTTTGGCCTGAATAAATGGACAAAAGCGAGACAGCGGCATGCCTTGAGTATCGGTGCCGATAGGGTTGTCGACGCTCCAATTTGAACCCCTGTCGATGAGGCCGTAGGTAATTTCAGGCGCTACGTCACCCGCAGTGCCCAATGGCGGACGAATCCATGACAACCCAACGAGGCCGTATTGAAGGTCGTGGTTGTATTCCTCTAAATCCAGGTCGCTTAACATTTTTGCGCCAAGCTCTGTTTTTAGGTCAAGGGCACCGCTGAAAAAAACGATTTCGATTTCTGCAAAGTGCTCTTTGTGCATGATGACCGATTTGACTTGCACAAATCCGTCTAAAATGGGAATCGTATCGTTTAGGAGGGACGCTGTTATGCGTTGCTGTAGGTTGATACCGTTGACCTGGCTTGGTACGTCTAAGTTGCCGAAAATTGAGCGATTGCGTCGCGTCAATGGTATGCGAAAACTTTGCGAGTAGCTGCCCAGCGGATTCTGAATTGCCGTTATATCGCTGTACTGGAATTTGAGGTTGACGGGTGCATTCTCGTACAGCTGCACGTCAACGTTATTGATAACAAGCCTCAGCATCGAATATCGATTGCGACCTCCACGTCAATGGAGACGTTAAAAAACTGCGACCCAGCAGGTTGAATAACGACGCTGTTGGTGACGATGTTGGCAGGTTCCCACGGATTATCCGAGTACTCGCTCAAGTATGTGCCGTCCGCATCTACGCGCTTTATCTGAACATGTTTGGAGCGTAAGGCCAGTTCGAGCTGCTCACGCTGTGCTGCGTCAAAATACAAGTCGGAAAGCGTGTATGCGCGTCGTCCTGTTTTGGCGTAGGTGTCGTATTGAGGCGCGTTGGGTGCGATGCTAAATGTGCTGCCTCCGTAATTGTATGCCGACCTGCGATACTGCTTGGATTCAGTCGAAAAGACCTTAGGCGTGCGGTTTGTGAACAAAAGGTAGTCCCACCCCCCTCGCGTATTGGTGTAAGCGAGTTGCGTATACCCGTTTTTGCAGTTGGTTTCCTTGTCCCACGTTACAAGCAATGGCAAGCCCACAAATTGCCCGTCCGCCAAAATTCCTAACAAGCACTTGTCGATGTTGTCAGGGTCGGGAATTGAGCCGTTGCCGCCTGGTCCTGTGGAAATAATAAGTTGAGCACGTAAGGCGCGATAACCCAATCCGAAAAAGTAAAGGTTGTCGTTGGTTTGTCCTGTGTTGAAATTGGACAAGCTGAACGTTACAACGCCCGTATTGCCTGTGCTGGTTTGGGGGTACGCTGCATATTCCGCAGGCGATGATGCGCTATACGGATAGCCCATTTGGTTAGCTTGAAGGCTTCCGATTACTTGGTCCTCTTCTTTAGCTAATTTGCGCCGAATGACATTGGTCGCACCTGTATATGCGGGCATGTCTGTGTACGTTGGTTTTTGGTCTGTCAGCCAGCCGATACTTTGGCCCTGTGCGTAGGGTGTGAAGTCAGGAAAAAGCCCGCTGGTTAGTTGCTCAGTACCGCCAATAACGTACACCGTTTTGCTGTCCTCCACAGCCGATTCCTGACCGTTATTGTAGCTGGCGACCTCGATGACGTAGCGACGAGAAACTTGCTGCTGTGAGCTGTCCACCGAATAAATTTGGTGTATCGGTTGTCCAGCCAAAGGAATTGACGGGGCCAGTCCTTTCTGCGTTAACGGAGGCGATATCTGTGTTTCCGCGATTTGGCTAAGGTCAAAGTACGCAACCCCGTTAGGGTTTGGGGCTAAATACACCTTTGCGAGCTGAACAAACGAACCGCCTGAAACAGCCGTATATGCTTTGGCAATTACCACAAAACGGTCGGGCGGACTGCTTGCGTCGTCGTCGATAGAAAATATGAGAGGTTGCCCCGCTGGGTATGTTACGATTGATTGACTCAGGCGAGTCGTAGGGCTGTCAAATATGCGTGCGGCCATTTTATTTTGCTGTGAGTGTTATCGTTCCGATTTTGGCTTTGAGTTCGAGCGCAAAATCTTCTGCCTGCGCTTCCGCCAGTTTCTTCGCATACTTTGGAAAAATCGTCTCGTACGCTTCTGTCCAGTATTTAACCCCTGGCATTCCGTTGCGTTTGATTGCTCGTGCGATGTTGAAGGCTGCGCTGCGCATCCTGCTTTCTGTCTGTTCAACGAACTGCCCTCCCTTGTCCCGCAAACGCACTGGCTTTGCTCGCATCCATTTGAGGATGGGGTCGATGGGCGGTTGTTTGGTCGTGTAGCTGTACGGGCTGCCGTGGTTTTTCTGCGTCCCGTTAACGCCCCAATGGACGAAACCAGCATAAGCAACAGGCGAACCAAAGGAAACGGAACCGCCCTGAAGATTAAACGTGAGGCTCTTTTGAAGCCTACGTGACGCAACACCGTAGGTGCGATTCTTACCAATTTTCCGAGAACCGAGGTTGCGCTTTGCAGCCAGGGTCGTCTCGTTGGCGAATTCCTTGAGGACAGCCTCGAAACCTTTCATTTGCTTCTGCCGAGCACGATAGCGTTTAGGATGCGCTTCAACACGTCAACGACCTTGTCGTCTTTGGTGCTTTCTGTCAAGGCTGTAATCGTGCCAGCTGCTGCGATGATTGCGAGGGCAATTTCCGCCCAGTTTTCAAGAATAAAATCCATCGTTATTTGGTATTAGGTGTGTCGTTTTTAAGTGTGTCGACGTCTGATTTGACGTCCGTCATTTCCGTTTGCAAGGCTTCAATTTCTGCAAGCCTGGCGTTGACAAAATCAACGAGCCGCTCGAACATATCGAGTTGCTCCTTTCCTGTCGTGGACGCCTTCTCTGCGTCCGTCCATTCAAATTGTTCAGGCATGGGTCATGGCGATTGTCAGGTTGGCATTGCGATATTGGGCGTTGCTCGTGCCGAAATTTTGTAGCGAAAACGATAACGAGTTGGTCAGCTGCCATATACTAACGTCATTCGCGGTGTCAGTGAACGTGACGTCTTCATAGCTGCCCGTGCCAATAATGGCAGCGCTTCCTCCGACCTGCGTAAAGTAGCCGCTCTGCGATGACGGAATGATTTGAGCAATCGACCCGGCAGGTACACGAACCTCAATTTCAAGCGTAACGGTAAACGTCGCGCCCGTTGCTGTTGGCATGGCATTAAAAACCGTTGCGGCTGTGACGCTATTCACACCCATAGACCAACCCGTTCGATTGGTTTGCGTGACGGTCGTTTCTCCGATGCTGCCAAAATCAATCGTCGTTACCCCTGGGGCGGCATTCCTCACGTTGGTTGAAACGATGTTGTACGTTGAAATTTGACCTGTAGTCGGGACGTCAGGCTGTGCCTCGAACCTATCGAAAAGGTCGTTGTACACCAGGATGTCTCCGTCGTTTGGCTCGGTCGTAGGGAAGGCGTATGTGGACGCGACTGCCCTGTTTGAGCCATCGCCTATGAAGAACTTGCCCGGAGCGATATTGGGCAAGTCGTTTGTCCGTCCGATGCACGAGACCTTCAGCCCCTGACAAATCGACCCGTTCGTCTTGAGCACGACCCCGACGTTCTGCACAAGGTCGGTGGCGTCGGCGGGCTTGGCTTGACTTAATTGACCCGAACCTGACGCCTGAACGTACAGAACGTCGTTGACCTGAAGGTTAATGAAGCCCGAAAGGTTGGTGTTGTAGGTTCCGGCCATGATAGCGAACCCGTCCTTGCCGCTTCCTGTTGTAGTTAGCTCTGTCTCTGCGATTCCGATTGCAGGCATCTTTGCTGGGTCGCTCGCGTCAGCAATGCCCACGAGGATGCGTTCGCTGCCTCCAATTTCACCACGCGAATACAAGGGCGCACCTGCTGGTATCGTGGCCCCTTCGTCATTTCTTACAGGAAAGTGTAATTTCTCGGCCGTGTCAGCATCGCCACCCCCGCCAAAGGTCAACGTAATTTCCCCGTCCCCATCGTCTGTCAAGCTCCCATCGGGCACGTTAATGGTTGCCACGCTCAAGACGTCAGGGTCGCCATCGACCTCACGCACACGCAACAGCCCTCGTGCCTTAAATGGCTGCGGGGGTGTTCCTTCAGGCTCGACCCCTGTCAATGGAGCGTTGCACGAATCGTACTGGTATCGCACACCGATGCTCAATGTCAGCAACGAGCCTGCGAGGATGTTGCTGCGTTCATCCTCCAGGGGCGTAATGTTGGCGGAAAGCAGGTCGTAGTCGTAGCCGAATTGGAATATGTTACCGCCATTCTGAATGTCCGCCAGGATGTCCTCCGCTGCCTGTTCACATTGTGTTATGGTAGCCTTTTGAAATTCTACCTTGTCGCCTTCCCTGGGCGGGTTGTCCAGGATGTACACCTCGAGGTTATACGTTTTTGTGTTGTCAGCATATCCACCGCCCGTGTACACCAGGTGCAACAGCGGATACGTTTCGAGCTTGTCCAGGTCAACGTCGCCAGGGCTGCCGTGGCTGAATGTCCGCACAAAGAAATGCGCATCGACAAACTGCTCGAACTTCGAAACGATATTGTTGTATGTAATCATCGACGTCTGTTGTCTTTCCGTTTCTGTTCAAGGTCTTTCAGAAACGCCAGGTGCGTGAATAGATGCCCCACCGATGTCCGTGTGACCGCATCGATTTCAAGATACGATTCGCCAGCGAGCGCATGAAGGATAGGATACCAGCCCCATTTTTCTGCGAGCTCGTCCTTCCCACCGCCACCGCTATCAAAGAGGACCGCAAAGTGTTCAGCCGTTCGCTTTTTGTAGTCGAAAAAAAAAGCAGCGCACCCGCCACCTGGTCCGCAGGCATCGTTAGGAACACGTCCTGCCGTTCCTTTGCCGTGTAGGGTTCGATGCTATATCTGTCGCCCCATGTTCGCTCTACGGGTCGGAAAAGCACCGACATGAGTTTGTGTGCGTTAGGCCAAAAGTCCTCGGAGTACATTTCCGCGTCTATCCATTCCCCTGCCGTAAATTCATCCCAGTTCGGAATGAAGCCGTATTCGGTGCCGTCCAGCATGAAGCGCACGAGGTGTTTGGTTGTTTCCTGTTGGCTGATGTTCTGTACGTGCTCGTATGCCTCGCTTAAAAGGGCGTGCGGCAGCTGTCGCAGCTGTTCTGTTGGTTGTCCAGTGCATGACGACAGGACAGCCAGCATATCGCCCCCCGTGTGGATGGCTTGCAGTTGTCCGAGCGTCATGTCCTGAAATCGTGAAGGCAGGCGTAGCTTCATGCTTGTATAACGTTGTTTGGTGAATTGCTTACGCCCAAAAGATACCGCAAAAAAAAAGCCCCCGAAGGGGCTTTCAACAGGGGGAGGGTTAGTAACCGTTGCGGTCAAGTGTTAGTCCGCATTCGGCTGCTGCGTAGTTGATGTGTTTCTGCGTGGTCTGTGACCAGTACCCGAGCTGCTTCAGGGTCGTGCCTTCGATGATTGCTACCTGCGTTCCGTAGCTGTAAATGCCGCAGCCCAGCTTCTCGAGGTTCTTTTTGTACTTGGCGAATGTCATGGTGTTTGGGTTTTAAACGGCTTCGTAAAATGTATCGATGATTTTCAGCGCTTCGGAAATCATTTTTTTGTTTTTCATGACCGACTTGTAATGTTTACAGGTCGCTTTGGTTTCGTCGTCAAGCTCGTCGCACCACGCTTCGAGTTCATCGGCTACGGAGTCAATTCCATACGCCATGTGCGTCATGTGGTCGAGCATTGACCAAAGTTGCTTCAGGTGTTGGTTTTCCATGTTGTTTTGTGTTTGTGGCTTATGGGGAGGCTGCGTGCCTCCCCGTTATTGTTTTATCCCTTGTAATCGACTTGCACGTAGGTCTTTCCGTTGTCCTTTGGCTCGTCCATGACCCCGATGAAGGTGTGTCCGCTCCACTTGGCAAATGCTTCCGCGTAGTCCACTGCTTCCGTGTAGGTTGCAAAGTTGAGGCGAGTTTTTGTAACGCTTGAAACGAGCTGGGCAGTGTGGAAACCGAAGGCGTTGTTGCGAGTTGTGATGTTGATGCAGTACATGGCGCGTGTGTGTTTGTTTGTGTTTTTGTTGGTACAAATATGGGGGCACTACCTCTACGTAGCCAAATTTATTTGCCACTTTCTTCGTAAGAAAATGCGAGATGCCCCGAAACACTGACGTTCCAGGACGAAATTTTTTTAGCCTAATGCGTACGACCCGAAATTGGGGTTCGTTTGGTTGAACGTAATGGCATAGCGGGCAGCATCGATAAAGTGATTGAAGGCATCGACAGGCTCGTTCAGCTGCTTGCCGTTCTTGTCCTCTTTCCATTTGTAGTTACGCAGCTCTTTAATGCCGTTAAGGCTGCGGGCTGTGATGCTCAACGGATGGCTGCGCATGTAGTCAATACCAGCCCGTACGCTATCGGGGCCTTTCCTGGCTGGGTGCACGTTGAAGCCATGCCCGTGGATTTCATCGATGCTCTTTGGCTCTGCGCTGTCAGCGACAACCATTGTGCCGCGTCCTATTTCAGCGTCCCGTAGCGTCTGTGATATGGCTGCGTTTGTCAGTCCATGTGCGTAGCAAATTTCATCCAGGCAAAAGGCATTGCCGTCAGTGTACACCGCCACGATAGCCGTAGGGTCGTTGGTGTATCCAAAGTCGAGACCGTAACACAACAGCCGCCAGCCTTCAGGCACTTGGTCGACCTGTTTCCAGTGTGTGAATATGGTCGCCCTGGACATGCCGCGTTCGCCAAGTCCGTACACACGCCAGTAATTCTCGTCCGCTTCCTTGAGCCGTTCAATTTCCTCGATGGTGCTTTGAGGTAGGAAGGGGTTATCGCGGTATGTGGTGCGGAAAAACTCGTGGTCGTCCCTGGTCAGTACGTGGTCGTATATCCAATGGAACTCGTCCGATGGATTGTAGTCGATAATAATACGCCCAGTCGTTCGCAGGATAAGCTGTCGCCAGTCCTCCAACGTTAGTTCGTTGGCTTCATTCACGAACAGGATGTCACGCTTGCGCCCTCGCACCTTTTGGGGCTGGTCAACACTGATGAATTCGACCATGTTGCCGAATAGGACGTACGTTGCCTGGCTTTTGTTGTGCTGCTGTGGGTTGTATAGTCCTTCCTTCTCCAGGATGGCAAAAAAGTCGCGCATAACCGACGCACGGATGGCTGGGAAGGTCTTGCGAGCGATGGTTATTACAGCCCCTGCGTTCTCGTTCTTGTGGCACAGCTCGACCAGCGCCTGCAAAATGCTGTACGTCTTACCTGAACGGGTGCCGCCCTGGTGTACTTGCACCTTTGAACGACACCCCTTGACGTGGTAATATGTAGCGGGCTGCTTTATCGGTTTTCCCATTTGAGCAGGGCAGTACGAGCCTCGTCCCATTCCCTGTTCGCTCTGTTCATGAAATCCCCTGACAGCTCCCCAGGCATGCCGAAAGCTGTGAATACAGGGTGACCGCTTTTGGTGTCGGTCACATCCATGCGCCAAAATCCGTTCTGACGCTTTGTGTAGGCTTGAAATCGCATCGTGTTGTTCATGGTTGGTGAATTAAGGGGAGCAGCAGCCCCCCGTTTTGTGTTAATCGTCAAATTGAACGTCAGCGGTGTTGCAAATGACTGCCGCAAGGTGGCGAGACAGCATGTCGCGCTTGGCATCGATTGAGGACAAGCCGTGTCCGCCCATTTGCTCGATGAGCTTTGTCCAGTAATCCGCTGTCGTGTTGCCGTGTTTGTACACGGGCGTTTGACCTTTGAATGTGCCATCGGGTACCGAGTTCAATTCTTCGGTGGCGTAACGCTTGCCCAGGTCAAAAGCATCGTCGATAAGGTCTGCGAGCTGCTGGGGTGTGAATGAATAGTTCATGGTATTGTGTTTTGTGTGTTTGTGTTCTTTAGTTCATGCGGGCTTCGTATGCCTCGACCCATCCTTTCAGTTCGCGAACGAAAAGCAGTTCAAAAATGCAAGCGTTCTCGACCGTCATTTCCTCTTTTGACCATTGTGTCGAAGGCTTTTGGTTCATGGTTTCCAATACTGCTTTGATTTGTGCAGTCGTCATGGCTGAAATGCGGTCTGAAAGGTTCATCGCTTGGGGTGTGTTTGTGTTTTGCATGTCCCAAAGGTAGGCAAGTTTTTTTGTTCTCCAAGCGATAGACGAAAAAAATTTTTAGCTCACCGTGCTGGTGTCGTCTGTGAACCACGAAAGCGGCTTTTTCTCTGCGACCTCGATTTCCTGCCTTTCAACATATCCCCGTGCCTTGCCTTGCGTCTTGAGGTAGAATATAATGGCGGTCACGTTGCCGTCT